ATCCAAATTGTGATGCCAGTTGTTATTGTTAATACTATATTGATTAATATTTGCCAGCCTTCTGCTTGCTCAATTCCTCCATATAGTCCTAACCCCAATATTCCTAAACACCATTGCACGGTTGTTATTAGATTTATAATGTTCATCTTCTATGCCCCCTTTAGCCACTTCATGTGCTGCCCTTTCATCCATGCTTCAAATTTATCTACATGTACCAGCGTTTGTTGTGGTCCTAGTTGCATACAGATTTCATTAAATCTACCTTCATTGCGGATCATATCTATTCTTCTATAGATATACATTTTGCTCCGTCCCCATATCTTAGCTAGTGTGCTAATAGGAACATACTTTGGTTGAACACTTTCCATTACTACTACTCCTTCTAATCACGTCTTATATCTAAATAATCCACGTTAACTTTTATTCCTAGTTCTCCTAACTCTTTAATTCCTTGCTCTACTTCATCCTTCGCTTTAGATACTCGTTCATATGCTTTAATAAATTTTTCGTCTTTCATTTTTTCTATATTTGCTTCAATTGCAATTACCAACATTAATATTTCCTCCTATTTCATCTTTCTTTTATAATTGCTATAATCACCTTGAAAGGAGGTGAAATTATGTCCGATATTAAAGAAATTGCTAAACAAGTGGATTCTATAAAAAGCACTATAGGTGGTTTACAGAATCAAATCCCCTTACAGTCGTCACCATTAAACTATTTTTACGCCAGTGACAAAGAGTACAAGCTCTATAAAAAGAAAGTTCAAGACTTTACCTCTACAGCTCAAAATTTACCTAATGATCATTTAGAAGAATTAATCCTTTTTATTAATAAAGGCGCACGAAGCTATATAGATTTAAAAAAACAATTTCACTACATAACTGATGCAACTTTACAACTTTATTTGCTTGATACCCCTAAATGGGAAGTTGAACCGCCTTTATATTCAAGTGATTCCCTTTACAGCCCTTTTAAATCTAAAAATTATGCTCAATGTTATTTTGAATTAGTAACTGTACCCAATAACTTTTATGCGCCTTATTACTTTACTGACTCTGATGAAATTCAATTGACTATTTTAGGTTTAAATACTTTGCAGCGCTTAGAAAAAGAAAATCATACATTACAACTTGCAGAAGAAAGCCTTCGTATTTCAAAGAAATCTGCTAAATATGGTAAATTTGCTGCATTGTTAGCTGGCATTGGTATATTGACAACAATAGTAATTGCAATATTAACCTTTATACTCTCGTAATATTTAGAAGTGTTAGTATTACTGCAATCACTAACATTCCCAAATTAACTCTTGTACAATATCTTATGTCTTGTAATTTTTCCTCTAGCGATTGGTCTTTGTTGTATTTCAAAGCATTAAAATATCTAAATATAATCCACTTTTTTTGAGCCGCATCATGTGGCTCTTTTTTTCTATCCATTTATACGTCCTTTAGTCCTCTTACAACCTTCTTAACAACACCTAAATAACGTTCAGATTTTTTCCCAACTCCAAATGCCTTTATTACAGCCATTGTTATAATGGCATTTTCTACTTCTTCCCAAAATTCTTTCGAGTACCAACAATCTTCAATTGCTACTCTGTCCATAATGTTTTTCATTTGAATAAATGTATCTGCTAAATGATTTACAGCCTCATCACTAGATAATCTATTGTCATACTCTAACGAGTTACTATTTAGTGCTAACTTCATATGTTCTTTTAGCTTAGGATTAGTAATGACTTCTACTTTATTTGTAGTTTTATTTATATGGTTTTCTTGGACTTTAAGTTCATCCACAATTGCTTCATCAATCATGTTAACTATTGTTCTATGTTTTGATTTTTCAATTGGATCATAATGTATTACTTCTTTAATAATGGTCTTAGCTTCAATCAACTTAACAACTCGCCTTTGACTAACCTCTTTTCGCATTTCATTCATTAATGCATTACCATTCTTTTCCATTTGTGTTTCCTCTTAACTATTTAGATTAAATCCTGTTGAGCAAATCATTTATTGGTTTGCTCTTCTTTCATGTAGTCATCTATCATAATGATTGAGCTGATATATGTCTTTACTGCATGTGAACGCAATTGTTCATCTACATCATCTTTATGTGGTACTGTTAATACCTCTTTTAGTCTGTTTATAATTAGTTCTTTAATTTCTTTCATTTGTTTCTCCTTCGTATCGCCTTCCCTAGTGCTATAATTACTCTGAAAGGAGGTGAATTTATGACTAAAACAATTAAAGAGTTACAAGCTTTAGAATTTGCAATCTATCAAACACTTACTATTGATAACTTCTATGAAGTCGAATTTCTTTGTAAGTTACATGGTGAATTGATTACATGTAAATCCTTGCTTTATACTGAAAATCCATACGTCCCAATCATTCCACCAGATTATAAAAATCGTTTCGAACTAACTCCTCTTGAATTAATCGAATATGATGAATTACTTAAACTATTGCCACTTCCACAAACACACAATATTCGTAATTCCTTAATCAGTTGGCTTGCCAAGGACATAACTTTTTTCTTGAACCTATTTCTACATGTTGACTTCATTACTAAGTCCGATGAAAAACAACTTTCAAAGCTTCCTAATACTCTAAATAATGTTCTTTTCTTAGGTTCTAATCACAAAGTTCCAGTTTTATTTATTGATAAAGATGAGCCTATTACTGTTCTTTCTGCAACGGTAACTTTGAAAGATAAGTAGCTTCATATTCTAATACAGTAGAAACACTAAGAAGGATTTCATTTGCCCCTGCATATGTAAGTCCTTCTTTTTGTTTTAATAAGGAAATCACTTCCATTACAATTGGATCTTTATATGACTCTTTCACTTGATATAGTTGAGCGCTGTTCATTGGTTGTCTTAAATCTTTCATTTGATTTCACCTCTTTGTTTTATTTTCATCATTTATTCATGTATAATGTTTTTGATAGGATAATGACATATGCTGAACTACTTGGTAACAAGTAGATGTAAAGGATAAAAAGCCTTTGCGATAACATCTTGGTGGTTAACCCACAATTAGAAATTCTTAAAAATACAAATAAAGCTATTTCTATGATTCAATCTTCTGCAAATACTCCATTTGCAAAAGCTTTTGACCTTAATTCTCAAACACAAGGAGCATTAGCATTAGCTCAAAATGTAGCTAATAACCCAATGCTTCAATTAGCGAAATCCTCTGGTATCGCTCAATTCCGTGATTTTGGTTTAANCTCAAACACAAGGAGCTTTAGCGTTAGCACAAAATGTAGCTAATAGCCCAATGCTTCAATTAGAGAAAGCTTCTGGTATTTCTCGATTACGTGATTTTGGTTTAGGAAAGGATGTTTACACGTCCCATTAGTAAGTAATTACTAATTGCAAATTGGGTGAATTCAAGGAATCTCCTGCTGCAACAGGACAACCTTGAGCCAAGACAAAGTAAATGCCTTGTATGCTTTGTAAGGTGCAACGCATAGATGGTGAGTAGCATTACCAATAATCCATCCACGAGCGCCCAATATCCTATCTATTGCCACTAACTTTTGTTAGTGGCTTTTTATTTTTCCATTTGATTTCACCTCTGCTAATTCACAACTTGTATATTATGCAAGTTATTATGTAAAAAAATATCTACTCTACTAGAGCAGTCTAATCCAAGCCAATCACTAATCATTGTAGCCTCTACTACATCAAATTGTGTTTTCCCATTCATTTTGCTGTTAATGGTTGTAATAGATACTCCTAATAACTCTGCTAAATCTGCATATGTTTTCTTGTGTTCTACCAACAACCCTTTCAATTTTTCTAGTTTCATCTTTTCACCTCACTTTACTTGCACCATATGCAAGTTTCTAGTTACATGATAAGCCCATTAGAAAACCCTGTCAACCGTTCTATGCAAGATTTTATAAAAGTTTTATAATTTTTCTTGAATTTTATTCAAGTTTATTGTAATATAAGATTGTAAGGGCGATTCTTATTCGGAGGCATATTATGAGTATCGATGAAAGAAATACAATAAATAAAGAAATAGGAGAAAGAATAAAAACTATTAGAAAACAAAAAGGTATAACATTAGCTGACCTAGGAGCAAGATTAGGTATTAGTGAAAGCAATATGCAAAGATATGAATCTGGTAAAATCTCTAGTGTTTCTATTGATTTTATTAATAGATTAGCTCCTATATTAGAAGTAAAGCCAGAATGGTTAATTGGTTGGGATAAGGATGATGCTTCTCAAGGTTATTATCTCGATTCTGAAACTGCCGAATATGCTGAATATCTTCGCACTCGTCCTTCTGCACGCTTATTATTTTCCGCATCTCGTGGCATTTCCAAAGAGGACATGGAGAAAGCAGTTGAATATATTGAACTTTTAAAATTAAAACATAATAAATAATACTATTAGGGGTTGTTAGTTTGATTATTAATATTATTGAGTGTGATATTCCAAATGTAAAAGCTATTTCATCAACTGGGGAAGATGAAGGTGTACACAATATTTATATTCGCAAGAATATGTCATTTGAAGATATGCGTAATGAAGTAAAGCATGAATTGCTGCATATCATTAATGATGATTTTCATATAGATCATCATGTTAATTTAATTGAACATATGGTAAGGCGGAAAGAACTTACAG